AGCAAATGCAGCAAAGTCAGGCTCAAGCACCACAACCAATGGAGTAAAGCTTGAGTAAACAACCTTATGTTGGGATTGATGGAATACAAAGATCCCAAAAAATTGATGAACAAATTAGTTTAAATGTTGCTTCTATGTTAGCTACACCAACAGGTAAAGCTGTAATGGAGTATCTAAAATCAATAACAACTGATATTGCTAATGGCCCAAACATTTCTAATGACGAGTTAAGACATTTAGAAGGTCAAAGATTTGTTATTGGATTATTATCTTCCAGAGCCAATCATGGTTCTTTAATTAAATCTAAAGAGGGCAAGAATGGGTGAAGAAACAACAACTGTAGAAGAAGTTGCACCAGTAGAAACTTCTGAAGCAACTGTAGATCAAGTTACAACATCTGATCGCCCTGAATGGTTGCCAGAAAAATTTAATGATCCATCTGAGCTAGGCAAGGCGTATAAAGAGTTAGAATCTAAGCTTGGACAAAAAGAAGAAGACATAAGATCTAAGCTTATGGAAGAACTTGATCAGCCTAAAGAGGGTGTTCCTGATTCTTTTGGTGACTATCAACTTCCTTCTGACATTGAATTTGATGAAGCTATGGGTACTGATTTACTTCAGGACTGGGCAAAGCATTGCCACGATAATAAATACTCACATGAAGAATTTCAAAAGGGTATTGAGTTTTACATGGCTGCTCAACCTGAAGAAATTGATATAGATGCTGAGGCTTCGAAGCTTGGCGAAAACTCTGAAGCTAGAATAGAAGCTGCTTCTTTGTTTGCAAATAAGTTCTTTCCTGAAGATATGTTACCTGCTTTAGAAAGAATGTGTGAAACTAGTGACGGTATTGTGGCTTTAGAATTTATGATGCAACAAATGCAAGATCCATCTGTAGTTGATGGAAGCCCTGCTACTGGTGCTTTAAGTCAAGGTAGGCTGGAAGAAATGATGAAAGATCCAAGATACCATGATCGTTCACAGCAAGATCCAAACTTTATTAAGATGGTAAACGAGGGTTTCCAAAAACTTTATGGATGAACTTAGAATAATGGAAAGAGGGGGTTATTATTTAACCCCTTTTAAAGACGATCATATATATGAATTTATCCATATTATTCATCCTGAAAATATTAAAGAGCTTTTAGAAACAGGTCTTTACCCAGATGTTTTGAGTGCTTTAAAAGATCTAGCTAGGAAAAGTGAAGTATATTTAGTTAGAGATAAAAACGATGAAATAATTTTTGTTGGTGGATTATTTTTTGATGAAGATACACCTCAAATGTTTGCTATGTTTTCTACTAAAATTAAAGATAACTTTTTTGTTTTAGCTAGAGGATCAAAGATGTTAGTAAATTTTTTTGATAAAACTTATCCAATGCTTTCTATGGTTATTAAGAGTGATTACGCTGATATGTTGCAGTGGGCAGCATGGTTAGGATTTGAAACAGTGGGTTGTTCTCAATACAAAAATATTAACTTTATTCATTTTGTGCGTTGCAATCCTGATACAAATGATGTTGTAGATGAGTTATCGAGGCCCATAAAACACTGAGAAGCCCGTAAGGATACCTTCGTTGAGGATGTGGAATGGACACCCAAGATGCAAACATAACTTAACTTAGGAACTGTAAAATGGCTAATACAATAGACCAAGCCTTTATTAAACAGTTTGAAACCGATGTGCATCTAGCTTATCAGCGCATGGGTTCAAAGCTGCGTAATACCATTCGTTCTACGAATGTGTCGGGCAATCAGGCAAGATTCCAGAAAATAGGAACTGGAACTGCTTCAACTAAATCACGCAACGGTAATGTTACACCAATGGAACTTGCACATACTAATGTGGAAGTAACAATGGCTGACTTTTATGCTGCTGAGTACATCGATAAACTTGACGAGTTGAAAACAAATATCAACGAACGCCAAGCTATTGCTGAATCTGCTGCTGCTGCATTAGGCCGTAAGACAGATGAGCTTATCACAACAGCTATGGATGCTGGCGCAAACTCAACTCAGTTGGGTGCTGGTGGTTCTGCTGTAAGTAAAGCTGATCTTCTAACAACATTTGAAACATTTGGAACAGCAAGTATTCCAGAAGATGGACAACGCTATATTGCAATGTCTCCTGCTGGTTTTGCAGACCTGTTCAACATTACAGAATTTGCTTCAAGTGATTTTGTTGGACCACAAAACTTACCGTTTGCTGGCGGTATGACAATGAAAGAGTTCTTGGGCTTCAAGATCTTTTCAACATCAGCTGTAGCTGGTGGTAAGAACTTTGTTTACCACATGAGAGCAGTTGGAATTGGTGTGAACGCTGATGTTCAAACCGAAGTAAACTATGTAGCAGAAAAAGTATCGCACCTAGCGACATCAATGATGTCAATGGGTTCTGTTGTCATCGATGACAACGGCGTATACGAACTGCTAGATAATAACTAGGAGGGTTAGAAAATGGCTTATAGTGCAACTGGACTAACTCGTATTGGTGGCGACTCAAATGGTAGTTTGTGGAGATACACAACTACTGATGCGATAGCTACAGTAAATACTGCTGGTTACTTTAACGACTCAGCTAATATGCTTGCTGTTCGTGATATGATCATAGTGCATGATACTAATGCACCAACAACAAGTTTTGTAACAGTATTGTCTAATACTGGTACTGTTGTTGACGTATCTGATGGTACGGCAGTAGCTGAAACCGATAGCGACTAATAGGTTGGGGCTTCGGCCCCACCTTTCTTTAAGGATTAGAAATGGCAGTAACAAGCACACCAGCAAACTCAGCTATAGATATTTGTGCAAGAGCTTTAATCCTAATTGGTGCTGAACCTATTACTTCCTTTGATGATGGAAACAATGAAGCTCTTGTAGCTTCTAATGTTTATGAAGATATAGCTAGAGCTACTTTAACAAGTACACGTTGGAGGTTTGCTACTAATCAAGCTATTTTAAATAGACTTACAGATGCACCTACTGGAAGATATGATGCAGCTTATCAATTACCTGATGGATGGTTAATGACTCATGCTGTTACCGTAAATGATGTTCCCGTAGAATATCAAACTTACGGTAATAAAATATTTGCTAATGAAGATGCAAATTCAGTAGTTATACTTGATCACACTTATCGTGCAGAAGAAAAAGATTTTCCTTCTTATTTTACTGTTGCTTTACAGTTTGAGTTGGCAAGAGTATTTGCTTTTAGTATTGCAAGAGATTCCCAGTTATCTAATTTAATGGGACAGCAAGCTCAGATTTCTATGATGAAAGCTCGAACAACAGACTCTCAACAACAAACAACGAGAAAACTTAATACATCAAGATTTATTGCACAAAGGCGAAGCTAAATGCAAAAGGTTCGCGTTCCATTAAGTAACTTCAAATACGGTGAAGTAAGCCCCTCTTTGTATTCACGAACAGATACAGAGCTATATAACCAATCAGCACAACGAGTAGAAAACTTCTTTCTTCGAGCAGAGGGTGGTGTAATAAAGCGACCAGCTTTAGAGCATATATATAAGTTTGATATAACTGTTGATGGCACTAAGGTTCAGCAAGCTAGACTTTTGCCGTTTATTTTTTCTGATGATGAACAGTATATAGTTTCTCTTGAGCATCAAAAAATAAGAGTATTTTTAATTAATCCTACAACTGGTGTTGTTGCTTTAACAGCTACACTTACTCAGGATATAAATAGTCAAACATTAAAGTTCGATCATGATTTCTTACATGAGTATACGTTTGCTCAAGCTGGGGATGTCATGTTTATTTGCCATCCTACATTTATGCCTCAACAATTAATACGAACAAGTTTATCTAGTTTTCAGGTTGAGCCTTTTGTTTTTGATCAGAAGTCTGACAATAAACAAATATATCAACCGTATTTTAATTTTCAGAAATCAGGAGTTACACTTGATGTTTCGGCTACTTCTGGATCAGGAGTAACTTTAACAACTGGTTCTGCGTATTGGGATACATCTAGTCCATCAAAGCATATTGGAACAACAATAAGGTACAATGGTGCAGAGATTGAGATAACTGGAGTAACAAACTCAACAGTGGCAACAGGAGATATACTAGATACGCTTACTGTAAGTTTAGATGTAGCACCATTTAGAACAACAGAAAGCTCTGCTGATGTTGAAGTAACTATGGTAAATCATGGTTTAAGTGTTGGCGATTCTATTGTGATAGCTGGCGCAGCTTCAGTTGGTAATATTGCTAATAGTAATTTAAATGGAACACGTTCTGTAGCTTCTATTGTAGATGATAATCGTTTTGTTTTTACTGCTGGTGGTAGTGCAAATGCTTCTGAAGATGGTGGCGGTACTCCAAAAATTCAAAGCCATGCACCTATTACAACTTGGGATGAGCAATCTTTTTCTTCTCTTCGAGGCTTTCCTGCTGCTGTTGCATTTCATGAAAACAGGTTAGTGTTTGCTGGTACTGTTGCTCAACCAGATGCAATTTTTATGAGTAAGAGTGGTAAGTATTATAACTTTGATGTTGGAACTGCCGCTGATAATGATTCTATTCAGGTTACTGCAAGCATTGGTGAAATAAATCAAATACGTCATGTAGTATCTAATAGGGATCTTCAGGTGTTTACTGCATCTTCTGAAATGTATTTACCTGCATTTCAAAACCAGCCAATGACTCCAACTAATGTTCAGGTTCGA